TCCGTCTCCGACTATACTTGTGCCCCTCACGAAGTTCTGTTGTGCTATTGTCTATTGGGAACTTGTTCGTTTGTCTTTTGGTGTTTGCGTCGGGGGTTTTCCTACGGAACCCCACTCGCAAACCCGTGTACTATTGAGCCGTTGTCTCGCTACCGCTTCGTTGTCTTTTGCTACCGCTCTGTCTGTTGTTCCTTTTGATGGGACAAAGTTACGACAGAAATTCCATAAAGTCAATATGCAAATCTGTACACTGCCCACTAGTTTTGAACAGTATCTTTGCTCTATGAATTATTCAGCTATCGGGGAGATTACATCGGCTAAGGTCCTCAAAGAGATAGACTCCGTGGTTGAGAACTACGGTTTGGATACAAAGCTTCGATTGGCTCATTTCTTAGCTCAGTGTCATCATGAGAGCATGGGGTTTAAGAAGCTAGAGGAGAACATGAATTATAGCGCTAACAGGCTTCTGCAGGTCTTCCCGAAGTACTTTGATAGGTTCAGCGCCAACACCTTTGCAAGAAAGCCTAAAGACATAGCCAACATCGTTTATGGGGGGCGTATGGGGAACGTGGAGCCGAACGATGGTTGGGACTTTAGGGGGCGTGGGTACATTCACTTGACAGGGAGAAGGAATTACGAGCTGTTTGGGGATAGCATAGGGGTTGATTTGACGGATAACCCTCAGCTGGTTTCAAAGAACTACCCCATGGATTCAGCTGCTTGGTTCTGGGTTACGAATAAGATTGATGAGCTTTCGGATAATGGCACCGTTGCTCAGGTTACAAGGAGAGTAAACGGTGGGGTGAATGGGTTGAATGAGAGGGAGGCGTTATTTCGTAAGTACTTGAGTCTCATTAAGTAACAAAAAGAATTGTATCTTTGCACAATCTAAAAACAGATTGACATGGCAACAGTTAAGAAAAAAGAACCTGTATTTGGGGGTCCTTTAGGAAAAGCACTGACAAACTTTGATTATAGCTCATTGAAAGGAGCTGCAACTAGAGCTAACGCTGAGAGAAGGGCTCCAAATCAAGCGTCCCCTAAGGCTACTGCCTCTAAGCCAGCGCCTATGAGTCCAGCGGTAGCAGCTATGAGCTCTCGTGTATCAGCTATGCAGAAGGAGGGTTTTCAGAAAGCCGTAGCTAACGCTAAGAATAAGCCTAATATGTCACCACTTTCATTGGTGCCTAAATATACCCCAGCTGCTGCAGCAAGCAAGCCAGCCCCTGCAAAACCAGCGGCTACCTCTGCTCAGACCTTCGGTTCTGCATTCGCAGCTGCACGGAAGAGCGGGGCGAAGGAGTTTGAGTACAAAGGCAAGAAGTACACCACTGCTATGAAAGGGGAAGCCCCAAAGCCAGCAGCTAAGCCTTCAGAGCCCATGGCTAGACCAGCAGCAGCACCCATCGCTAAGATGGAGCCTAAAGCCGCTCAAGTCGAATCAAAAGAGCCAGTAATGGCTAAGCGTGAGGTGAAGATTGAAACCCCAGAAAAGAAGAAGAGATTGTTTGCAATGCTCCGTGAGCGTGCCAAAAACCGTAAGTCTAGCGGGATGAACCCCATGAGTGGATTCAGCGTAGCAACAGCCTCTGATTACCTAGAGGCTATTAAAGGCAAGACCATGATGGGTGGAGGTATGGTTAAGAAGTATTCAGGTGGAGGGAAGATGGATGAGTATAAGAAGGGTGGTAAGATGGACAAGAAGAAGGCTTTCATGGAGATGATTGCAAAGCTTAAAGCCAAGAAGAAATGAAGCCAAAGAAATACAACTACGGGGGCAAGATGGAGGAGGAGGGCGGTCAGATGATTAAGGTCATGGCCCCATCTCTCCAAGAAGCGGTGAAACAGATTGAAGCCGCTGTCTCCAAGTCCACGACCAAGCCATCGCATTACATGGTGAAAGCTTGCTTCTATGAAAGCGAGGAGGAGTAAATCCGCCAAGTACTACGCTGAGAACCCTGAAGCCAGGGAGAAGAAGAAGCAGTACGACACGGAGTATCACTCCACAACGGAGCGTAAGAAGTACAGGGCATTCCTTAACAGGAAGAACCGAAACGCTGGCACCTACGGGAACGGGGACGGGAAGGACTACGACCACGACGAGAAGCGCATGATTTCAGCGACGAGAAACCGTAGCAAAAAGTAGCTATCTTTGTGAAAACTAAAGACTTACGCTATGCCAGCTAATCTTCAAAAGCAGATGCTCGGTGGTGACGGGGTGATGAGGTACATTGATTCGACCTCAGCAATCGCATCAGGTTCGGGCTATCTTTTCGACTATGTAATCGTCAACGACTCAGCAACGGTTGTTTCGGTGCTAGATGACGAGAACGGGGTTAGCCTCGTATCAAGCGCTCAGTGGAACATCGCCAACAAGGCCTTGAGCACGGGTATCCTCCTCATCGGGAAGAACGGTGCTCGGATTCGAGCTGTCACCGTGACCGCTGGGTCGGTTATCGGATATCAATCGAGGGACTACGGTAACTTAAGGCTCTAACGATGCTGATAGGTTACGGGTACTCCATCCCCTGCAACTTCGTGCTGAGTGGGGGATACCTCTCGGTGTGGACTAGCTTCATCACGAGGGCTGATGCGAACCTGGCTATCCCAGAGTTTGTCCCATACTGTCTTTACCAACGATTTGCAAGGATTTATACGCTAGAACTTAACTAATGGCCACACCATCGCTGATACTCGTACCGTGCAAGTATAAGGTCGGGACGCTCTACACAGAGGTCGCAACGACTTCATCTGGGACAGTATTGGGTTCTCTTGGGGATTTCAACGTCACAAGGGCCAGCATAGCCACTAGGGTTAATAACCAAGGTTTCATTGAAACCATCCCTGCGGTTACGAATTTAATCGTACAAAGCCAAAATTGGCTTGCAAGTGGATGGCGTTCGGATGCAACGGGAAACGTTACAACGGTAACAGGTACTACTGGAACAGTGGACCCATTGGGAACAAACACGGCCAATGCAATCAGTCCGACAAGCGGAAGCGCAACACACCTAAAGGTTGGTAGCGAGAATTCTGCAAGTTTTACAAGCGGTACGGTCTATACATCAAGTGCTTTTTTTAAACAAGGAACAGGTAATGCTGGAAGGTACGTTCAATTAACTTACCCAGCGTCAAGGTTTTCGCAAAATGGTTTTGCAAATTTTGATTTACAAGCAGGTGCAGTCGTTGCAAGTGGTGGCACGGCAGACACCAATAGGGCCGCAAGAATTGAAAATTATGGCAACGGTTGGTATCGGTGTAGTTTTACGGCTACTTGCACAAGCAATGGCACTGAAAATGGATTCACCTCTGTTTTAATCACCGCAAGTGGCAGCACTCGTGCGCCATCTTTTGCTGGAACCATAACGGATGTCCTCTACGGCTGGGGAGCGCAGACCGAAGCAAGTTCATCTGCCAGCCCATACGTTGCCACTACAACTGCAGCAGTCACCAACTCCATCCCACGAATCGATTATTATACAAGCAGCGGGACAGTTGGATGCCCTGCTTTGCTTGTTGAGCCAAGCGGGACGAACTTTGCGAGAGGTGTTGAACTTTTAAATACACCAACGCCAGTAACCGATTCTGGAGGTATAACAGTAACGACTGGAAGTACTGATTTCATTGCTCCTAATGGCTCAAGTGGAACAATTACCAAATACGTTGGAGGAACTGCTTCTGGGTCGAATTTCTTAGAGTACATATCATCGACTTCCGTTACCGCATCTGGCGTTCATACATTTAGTGCTTTTGTAAAGGCAGGCACAACCAACCCTCTCAATTTTTGCGCTTTACAATTTACTGCATTTACGGCAGCAAGTGGAACAGGAACGTCATATTTCAGCCTCGCAAGCGGAACCGCATTAACTTCTGGGGCAAGTATCCAAGATTACGGCAATGGATGGTATCGGATTATCTCTGCGCCTTACACTATTGCTTCGGGCGACTTGAGTGGAAGCATACGACTTTTGTTTGCGGAGGCCAATAATGATGCGTCATTCCCAGCGTCGGGTGCATTAAATCTAACCCTTTACGCTTGGGGCATTCAATTAGAGGCAGGCTCCGTAGCAACCTCCTACATCCCAACAACAACTACAAGCGCAACACGCAACGCAGACGTGATAAACGTATCAGGCGCAGTCAGCGGATGTATCGGGCAGACCGAGGGGACGATGTATGCTGAGGTGGATTTGCGAGCGTTAAGTGTGGCGAGAAGCATTTTTGGCGTTTCTATAAATTCAAACACAACCGATTTTGCGAACATTCAAGTAAATTCTTCAAATCGAATTTTTGCAAGAATGCGCTCAAATACTGGAACCGTCCAAGATGTGACGGCAACTTCAACCGTTACAGGCACAATAAAAATTGCTATGGCTTATGACTCGAGTGGAAGTATTCTCGTTGTCAATGGAACAATAATAGGAACAAACGCAAGTGGGATTCCAAGTTGGGCGAGTGGCGTTAACTTCGTTCATATCGGCAATGGCCCATCCGCTGCAACGGGGTCTTCCCAAGGGGGATTCTTCAACGACCGAATCCGTGCTTTTGCCCTCTACACCACAAGGCTCACTAACGAAGAACTAGAGCTCTTGACATATCCAATCTACTACTCAAACGTGAGGGATTTGATTTGGGGGACATTCGTAGCAAGGAATAGCACATTTTCTGAATTACAGAGCTGCCTTCAAACAAGACACAATCAACTTATTAGCGTATGAACATTGTACCGTCTATAGAAATGATACCTGCGAAGTACAGCGATGGCATACTTTTGTGTCAGGAGCCAATGGACGGTAGCGGGGATTTGTCTGTCACAAGGGCTACAACCGTGTCAACTCGATTTAATGCTGCTGGATTTATTGAGACGGTTACGAGCGGATTACCGAGATTGGATTATTACACAAGCGATGGAACCCCAGGATGCCCAGCCTTGCTTGTAGAAGCAGAAGCAACAAATTTGCTACAGCGTAGCGAGGATTTCGCTAATGGTTATTGGGCTAAAAGTTACGGGGTCGTTACTTTTGGTACAACCATTTCCCCTGACGGGACTAACGATGCTACAACTTACGTCATCGACACTGGTGTAGGTATTGATTCAGCTATCGAGAGGACGTTCCTATCCCTTGCAACTGGAACCACCCATACTCTTAGCCTCTTCGTGAAGAAGAAGGATTACGATACGGCCTCGATAAGGTTCTACACGGACGAGACACCTACTTTCATTTGCTCCTTTAACCTGAGCACAGCGACGGTAACAGGTGGGACAATCCAGAATTACGGCAATGGATGGTACAGGGTATCCGTATCTGGCACCACAGCTGCAACTGTAACCAACCCAAAGGTTGAACTGATTAGGGCTGCTCAAATCAGGAATAGCGTAGCTGGGATTTACATCTGGGGCGCACAGTTTGAAACAGGTCGAATAGCCACTTCCTACATCCCAACGGTTGCATCAACCGTCACTCGTGATGCGGATGTCATCAACAAAACTGCTATTAGCGGTTTGATTGGCCAAGCTGAAGGCACCGTTTATTTAGAGGTAGATGCCCTTTTTAGCGGGGCTAGTGATTTGTTTTGTTTTGCAAGGGCTACAGCAAATACCATTTCAATAAGCAAGAATTCTAGCAATAGAATTCAAGCCACGGTATATACATCTGGCCCATCGTCAGCTCTTAATATAGCAGCATCATCTACAGTGTCAGGTAATATGAAAATAGCATTTGCATATAAGTCTGGTAGCAGTGCTTTGTATATCAATGGGGTTCAAATTGGGACGAGCGCAACAGCATTCTCTTTTACCGCTGCATTAACTCAGATTAATATAAACCCTACAGGATTTTTTGAAGGGCCAGGTAATCAAAGACTTAACGCTTTAGCTATCTATAAGATAGTTTTATCTAATCCCGAACTTGCATCATTAACCACCTAATAAGATGAAAGCAAAGAAGTCTCCAAGCAAGATTATGGTGGATGCCCCAGAGGGCTACCACTGGATGAACCAAGGTGGTCGTTTCTACCTCATGAAGCACGATAGGGAGTTTAAGCCTCACAAAGGGGCTTCGCTGAAGATGCCATTTAAGGTCATCACTAGTCATCAATAAAAATAGGGGCCTTCCCTTGCATCTTGCTGTAAAGCTTGTGCACCATGTACCTGCCCTTCTGCGAGAGGCAGTACCTCGTTCGAAACCTTTGGTTCTCCTCGATATTGAATCGCTGCCTATCCTCGTTGGAGATATCACCGTGCTTCATGTAGACGAATAGCAGGCCCTGCCTCACAAGCGGGTCTATGTAGTCCTTCCTCATCGTTTCAACACGAGACAACCCAAAGGTCTTGCAGATATAGTAAGCGGTGAAGTATTCAAGGTCGTAAACGAAGAGCATCATCTCAAGCTGGGACTGGCTCACATCGTAGGCCTTTCTTATGTCCTGGCAAGCCAATCTGTAGTACTTCATGTAGGTGCTACCAATCTTGGACTTATCCGCCTTGGCATACTCCTTGATGTTCATCACGGTCCCCCGCTTCTTGGGTATGATTTTCTTGCGTGGCATTTAATTGTATATTTGTGCAAATTTAATTCAAATGAAAGAAAAAGACATCAAATCCTTCTCCAAGGAGTTCAAAAGGATTAATAACGAAATCAAGTCACTGCTTATTAAGTACGGGGCTACGGATGATTCCTTCTACGTTGTAACCGTTGGCATCAAGCAGGGTGACTTCATGATTTCAGAGGAGGAGCGGGTTCAAAACTCGATTGACGGCATTGACAACTCCGAGCGTGTTGACGTATTCTACGCCACAAACGTGACGGATGAGGAGGTTCTTGAGGAAATCCTTGACGGGGTTTACGAAGCCTACAGCGCTGAGATAATTGAAGACCGCAAGAAGCAAATGCGTTCAGAGCCACCGCCCCCAGAAAAGGGTAGCACCACGGCTGATTATTGGATTAACTTGAACTAAAATGATTCGTAAGATTATCATTGGGGTCAACCCCAAGGACGCTATGGCCTACTTTATAGGCATGGCAGCAGGTGGCGGTCATGTGGTCGCCATCGAGGAGCATGAGTCTGGGGATAGGTTCGATGTCTACATCGAGAACTCCGAAGGTACGCTCCATTGGAAAACTATTAATAAAATGCCTGTAATCGTTGAGTATGACTGCAAATTCTGATTTAAAACCCGTTAGGGACTTTCTTGTAAAGCTCCCTAAAAAGTTCAAGGACACCTTCACCATGGCTGGCCAAGAGTTCTATCTTGAGAACAAGTTCCGTGAATTTGAGAATAGGTACTGCTACGGGGAGGTTGTTGGTGTGCCAGAGAAGCACGATACACCAGTGAAGGTCGGTGATACGCTGTATTTCCACCACCATGTGGTTCTTGACAAGCGTGCGGAGATAGAGAAGGACATCTACCTCGTTCGCTATTCAGAGCACGGTGGTCATGCCACACAGGCTTATGCATACAAGCGTGACGGGGTTATTAGGCTGTTTTCGGATTGGGTCTTCGTGCATATCGAGAAGAAAAAAGAGGACAAAACATCTTCTGGCATCATCTTGCTACCTGAAGCCGTTAAGAAGAACGTCGCCACGGTGGCCTACGACTCCGACACGCTTGAGCACTACGGCATCGCTAAGGGGGACACGGTTGTCTTTTCAAGGGATGCTGACTATGAGATGGAGTTGGACGGTGAGACGGTCTATCGTATGCGAATAGACGACATCCTTTATGTCGAAAAAGCGTAAATTCTCGACGGTAGAAGCAGCTGAAAGCCTCCTGTTGTCGATGGAACACGCCATTCACAACATGATTGAAGAGGTTCGCAAGCCTGTTTCCCCCGATTTGACTGGTGCAGCAAGGAAAGCTGAGCTGTCATCCATCAAACAAACTGTTGTCGACGCTAGAGAGCTGCTCCAAGAGAGGCAGAGGATTGAGGATATGATTATAGCACTGAAGGATAAGGGGGAAATCGAGGACAAGACGGACTATTCCAGCGGATTTGCTGAGCAATTTGCAAAATAATGGCTGGTTTAAAAAGTATCAAAGGCCTCAAGTCAGAAGTCATCAATATCTGCCCTCAGGATACGAGCGGGGAGGTTATTGAGATATCCGAACTCCTCATCCAACTACCGAAACAGCCAGAAAAGAGCAAGATTCTCTTCAATGGGAAGCCCAAGGCTCAGCAGAAATGGGAGCGCATCCAGCCCCACAAGGAGTTGCTAAAGATTCGTTCGATGGACGAGTGGAACGAGCAGCCCAAAGAGTTCAAGGACCGCTTCACACCCTACATCGCTGAGGAGTTTAACAGGCGTAAGAATGGGGTTTGGTTCTACAACAACGGTGAACCCACATACATCACTGGAGACCACTATATGCTACTCCAATGGAGCCAAATGGACATCGGCTACGGTGGCTACTTAGACTTCCAAAGGAAGCTTTACCTCCATGCGGAGGCTTGTTTCGTAGACCCACGTTGCGTTGGCCAAGTTTACGTCAAGTGTCGTCGTAGCGGGTACACGAACATCAGCTCATCCATTATCGTTAACAAGGGGACCCTCGTTTCTGACAAGGTTCTTGGGATTATGTCCAAGACTGGTAAGGATGCTCAGGAGAACATCTTTATGAAGAAGGTCCTCCCGATGTACAGGAGCTACCCATTCTTCTTTAAGCCTATTCAGGACGGTACAACGAACCCAAGGGTTGAGCTTGCTTTTAGAGAGCCCGCCAAACGCATTACGAAGACCAACAAGACCACTACAAGGACGGAGGCACTAGATACCATCATCAACTGGAAGAACACGACCTCGAACGCCTATGACGGTGAGAAGCTATATGTGCTCTACCTCGACGAGGCTGGAAAGTGGGAGAACCCGATGGACATCACGGAGGTGTGGCGAATCCATAGGACCTGTCTCATCGTTGGTAAGAAGGTCGTAGGAAAAGCACTGGTTGGTAGCACCGTGAACCCCTTGGACAAGGGCGGTGCCAACTTTAGAAAGCTCTATGTTGACTCCGACCCAACAGATAGAAACGAGAACGGTCGCACGAAGAGCGGTCTCTACAGGATATTCGTCCCAGCCTACGAGGCCCTTGAGGGGTTCTTTGATGTTTACGGGATGCCCATTATTGAGAACCCAAAGTCCCCCGTGATGACCATGGATGGGGATATGGTGTCGATTGGGGCGAAGACCTACCTCTCAAACGAACGCAAGGCTCTCAGCAAGGACGGATACGAGCTAAACGAGGCTATACGCCAGTTCCCATGGACGGAGGATGAAGCCTTCAGGGAATCAACAAAGTCCTCCCACTTCAATATCGGGAAGATTTACGAGCAGATTCAGTACAATAGGGAGCTCTACCCAGACCCGATTGTGCGTGGTAACTTCGTCTGGAAGGACGGCATACCCGACACGGAGGTCCTTTGGTCCCCAGATTCGAACGGTAAGTGGAGGGTCTCTTGGCTACCGCCAGCACACTTGAGGAACCTGAAGTCTATCAGGAACGGCAAGTTCTACCCCATGAACGAGCAGATGGGATGCGGGGGAGTCGACTCCTACGACATTGACAATACGATGGACGGTAGGGGCTCTAAGGGCTCCTGTCACCTATTCAACAAATTCAACATTGAGCACCCATCCAATGTTTTTGTTGCCGAATACGCAGAGAGGCCACCTCTTGCGAGGATTTTCTATGAGGACGTTCTCCAGGCTTCCGTATTCTTCGGATACCCACTTCTCATTGAAAACAATAAATATGGGATTTTCAGATACTTCGAGGCACGAGGATATGACGGGTTCATCCTTGACCGACCAGAACATCTCAGGGCTCCACATAGCAATGCAAATATAAAAACTAAGGGCATACCCTCTAATAGTCAAGACGTTATCCAGGCGCACGCTCAGTCCATAGAATCGTACATCCACGAGCACGTCGGCATCCACGACGAGACTGGGGAGTACGGGAGGATGTATTTCGAGCGCACGCTGGAGGACTGGATTAACTTCAAGGTGGATGACCGTACCAAGTTCGACTTAACTATCTCTTCGGGACTTGCCCTTTTGGCAGCTCAGAAGTACAAGCAACCCATCAAAAAAGCCGATTTGTCAGATAAAGTCTTCTTCAGAAAGCACAAACCTATAATCCGTTGATTATCAGCGTTTTTTAGTATATTTGTAGCCAAACTGACCGAGCGAAACGCATGGCAAAAGACTTCAATTTCCCATACGGGAATTTCCCAAACCCATTAGTTCCAAGGGAAGCCAAGGAGCAAAAGGCTTACGGGCTAAAATACGCAAAAGCTATTGAATCCCAGTGGGGAAGGACGGAGGACCCACAGAGCGTTTTCGCAAGGCGCTTCGGGGAGTTTGAGCGGAATAGGGACTACGCCAACGGTACGCAAGACGTATCCATCTATAAGCAGATTCTCACATCGCTGGACCCCAACAACGGGGACGGTTCCTTGCTGAACCTAGACTGGTCTCCAGTCCCCATCGTGCCGAAGTTCGTCCGTATCGTCGTTAACAAGATTCTTTCACGCAAGCCTTACCCGAATGTGGAGGCCGTTGACCCGCTGTCCATTTCAGAGAAGGAGGATAAGAAGGCGAAGGTTCGCTTTGAGATTAACAACAAGGAAACGATTGCCATGGCCAACGAGCTTGGCATCAACACAGGAGTGGACGTTGAAAAACTACCAGAGACCCCAGAGGAGGCTGAGATTTTCCTTGAGAGCAACGTGAAGACCAATGCGGAGATTGCATCGCAGATTGCAGCTAATCTAACACTTGAGTGGAACGATTTCAACGACGGGGTGCTCAGGCGCTGCGTCAACGACCTCGTTGCACTCGGCATGGCTGTAACGAAGCGTGACAACGACCCGAACTATGGTATTGCTACGAACTATGTGGACCCATCTTATTTTGTTCACTCCTACACGGAGGACCCGAACATGGCAGACCTCTCTTACGCTGGGCACATCAAGCGCATCAGCATTCAGGAGTTAAAGCGTTTGGCTGGGGACCAACTGACAGAGGAGGATTACGAAAAGGTAGCCAGGGACGTTCAGTACAAGTATGCGAACAACCCTGGGCGTATGAGCATGAGCAACTACGACAGGTACAGCCAGCGAACTGTTTACGGGTACGATGAGTATATCGTTGAGGTTCTTGACTTTGAGTTCTTGTCCGTTGACGATATCTATTACGAGGGGAAAGAGTCTCGCTTTGGCAATCTAGGGTTCTACTACAAGGGCAATGTATACACCCCGCCTCGTGACAGCGTATACGATAGGAAGCCTTACAAGATGTCCTACACCACGGTTTACGGTGGTAGCTTTATTATCGGGACGAACTTGATTTACAATTACGGGATGAAGAAGAACATCCCTCGGAATGTCCATGACATCACCCGTGCTAGGCTGTCTTACAGCGCTGTAGCTGTTAACCTTCGCAGATTGCAACCCAAGTCTATGGTTGGCTCGGTTATCGGATTTGCTGACCAGTTGCAGATTACGCACCTGAAGATTCAGCAAGCAATTGCAAAAGCCAAGCCAGACGGTTTGATTATCGACGTTGAGGGGTTGGAGAATGTGCAGCTCGGTCAGGGTGGTGATTTGCAGCCATTGCAGATTCAGGACATCTACGAGCAGACTGGTATCTTCTACTACCGCTCCAAGAATCCAGAGGGCGGTTTTCAGAATCCGCCTATCCGTTCGATTGAGAACCAGATTAGGAATATCAACGAGCTTGTCAACCTATACAACCACTACCTACGCATGATTCGTGATGCCACTGGTATCAACGAAGTCGTCGATGGGTCTACACCGAAGGGCGATGCGTTGGTTGGAGTTCGTCAGCAAGCTATTGAAGCGTCTAACAACGCTGTCTATGACATCACACACGGAACCTTGGTTCTGTATAAAAAAGTTTGCGAGGACATCATTCGTTGCTTGCAGATTATGCCAACGGATTCCGTGATTTACAAGGTTTACGAGAACGCTATCGGTAAGTCCAATATGCAAGTTCTCTCTTCCTTCTCTGACCTACCGATGTACAACTTCGGTGTTCATGTGGTCACGGAGATGTCCGATGTCGACAGGGCTTACTTAGAGGCGAACATTCAAGCCTCCTTGGCTCAGCGTGAAATCGACCTTGAGGACGTTATCGCAATCCGCAAGCTGAAAGATATCGACCAGGCGGAGCGTTTGCTCCTTGTACGAAGGAAGAAGCGCATCAAGCGCAACCAAGAGATTGCGGCTCAGAACAGCCAGATGCAAGCCCAAGCGAATCAGCAGACGGCTATGGTTACATCACAGGCCAAGATTCAAGAGCTTCAAGCGGAGGCTCAGCTTGTAGCGCAGAAGATTCAGCTAGAGACCCAATCAAAGTCCCAGCTGTTGCAACAGGAGTATATGTTGAAGATGGAGCTTGCGAAGGTCGAGGCGGAGATGAGGGGGATGATTGACCAAGGCGATAAGGATTTCCGTCAACAGCTCGAACAGACCAAGGAGCAAGCCAAGGACGAGCGAATCCAGAAGCAAGCCGTTGAACAATCTAAGCTCATCAGCCAGCGCAAGGGCGAGCGTGGAGAGATTAAGCCAGAGAACGAAGAATTGATGGAGGCCATCTTAGGTGGACAGCAACAACCAACCCAACAAGAATCTTAACATGAGCACATTACAGATTGACCAGGCCCAGCGTGTAGATATCGTCTGCAGACGTGGTGATACCTTTAAGATGGTGCTCAATGTGACCAGCCCTACTGGCGCTCCAGTTAATGTAACGCCTGCGTCGTCCTTCAACTATAAGATGGAGGTCCGTGAGACCGATACGGCCACTGGCACTATTATCGCTTCTGGTAGCTTTGTTTTTTCTGGGACTGCTAGCGGTGTGCTAACCGTAACTGTTTCATCAACAGTAATGGCTGCCGTTGACTCTGGACTCTATGTCTACGACCTTCAAACGACAAGAGTTTCAGATAGCTTTGTTCAGACCTGGATTTACGGGACCTTTAAGATAAACGAAGACGTAACGGTTAACTGACATGATTAATAACCCTGTAGAAAAGGATATCGTTATCAGAACGGAGGCTCAGGGGCCTATTAGTATGGATTTTATCAATAACCAGCCACCGTCAAAGCAGTTGAACTTACCTCCTCAGAGGGAGCTTAATTTGGTTTATGGTGGACAGATTGGCGGAATTTTTGATTACACATTCGATATAACCTTTGAATAATGGCCGTACAAACAAGAGTCCAATTACAGAATAAATCAGCGACAGTTCAGAACGAGACTGTTGCTAATGCCAATACAGCACTTAGAGTTGGTGGTCTTTTTGACGACTTTGCTGACAGCGTAACGCTGAATAGTGAAAGAGGACTTATGACTCTCTATGTAGATTCGCCTGTTTCCTATACTCCAAGCACTTCCACTCCATCCGTACTTGATGTGAATATGACTGGAGGGCCATCTTTTGGGACTGGTTTTAGCGAATCTGGTTATACTATAACTTACAACGGAGCTATTTCAGCGCCAATTCGAATTTCTGTACAGTTAAATTTTGCTGGTACTAATAATAGAAGGTATTCTTTTTGGATAGCTCAAGACGGGAACATTATTCCCCAATCCATTTCGGAGGAGACAATACAAGGGACACATAACCATTTTATCTGTGCAGAGGCTTTTGTAGTAGCTGATACAGGTTCTTATTTCGAGATTTATGCGGAGTCTAACTCCTCAAACTCTATAAGCATAAAAACATTAACCTTCGCAGCCTTTACGATATGAAAGAATTACTTACAGTACTTGAGAAGTTCACAAAAGAACCCATTGCGGGTATGTTGTTCTTCACGATTATATGTGTTGGGTACTTATACCTCGACAATAAGACGAACTATCAGCAGCAAATCGTTAATTGCGGGAACAAGGTGGAGGCTCTTGAGCTAAAAGTTCAAGCTCTTGAGTATCGTCTAAGGGTTAGCGATAGCTTGCTTGTTAGGGCTTTGACTAAGTTAGAATCCATAAATCAACAATAATGAAGCGTATCTTCTTAACCATCTGTTTGTCGTTCACTGCTAATTCATGCTATGACGAGCGAATCATAGCCAAGCAGAAGGAAGCGAAAATGCTTGACTCAACCCTTTCCGTGGCTGACAGCATCGCAGTAAAGCTTGACCATGTGATTCACGAGCTAGATAGCAAGCAAGTCGTTTATACGAAGAAACCTAGCGCACGGTTGAAACAGCTTGAAAAGGAGAACAAACACCTCAAGGATAGCATCAAGAACCTTCACGAGTACTTTGTAACCGACCAAATCGATGGAACAGCGTATCAAAAATCTTATTAAGAAGCACGGTTTAGCTGGGGTTAACAAACCCAAGAAAACACCGAGCCACCCAACAAAGAAGGGCATTGTCCTTGCTAAGGAGGGTGATAGGGTGAAGCTTATCCGTTTTGGAGACCAGAACATGGGACACAATTACAGCCCAGAGGCTCGTAAGAGCTTTAAATCAAGACACGCCAAGAACATTGCCAAGGGCAAGATGAGCGCAGCCTATTGGGCGGATAAGGCTTTCTGGGGCGGCCCTAGCGCTGACAAGAAGATGCCACCAAAGTCTCAGAAATACACCAGAGGACTGAAGAAGTATGCAGAAGGTGGTAAGGTTGCTACTAAGTCAAACCCGTCTCTATGGAAGCGCATTGTTGCATCGGTGAAGGCTAGCTCCAAGGGAGGGGATGCTGGGGAGTGGTCTGCGAGAAAGGCTCAGCTAGCTGTTCAGCAATACAAGAAGTCTGGTGGCAATTACAAAGGCCCCAAGAAAGAAACAAGCTTGTCTAAATGGACAAAGCAAGATTGGACGACCTCTTCTGGTAAGCCATCGGAGGGCAAGCGTCGTTATTTACCGAAAGCCGCATGGTCTGCTCTGTCTTCAGCACAGAAGGTAGCGACCAACAAAGCGAAAGCGAAAGGTGATAGTGAAGGCAAACAATTCGTTAGCCAACCTAAATCAATAGCAGAAAAAGTAGCTAAGTATCGCAGTTAACATATTTGTACACTAATAAGATGTACCAATCTGTCTACTTTTGCAAACAACTGTAATTCAATTACTTATGGAAACAAACTTCAACCCGCTTGACAATCTAGCGAAGGATTTGGGAATCGAAATTTTTGATTCACCACCAACCCCAGAGAGTCAAGAAATTACATCGGATGTCAGTACCGATTCAAACACTGACGATAGTTCTTTGACATCAGGAGCTGACGATAGCGGTCAGTATCAAGACCAAGGGGGTTCGCAAGACGCAGGCGACAATCAATCTTATTCGGATGATTCCAATGTGTATTACAACCAAGGTTCGTTTGACAATCAAGATGACGAGCCAACCGAGGAGGAGACGCTAAGCTTTATCGATTCTTTTCTTCAAGAAAGGTACGGTAGCGGGCTTGAGGACATTCTATCGCAGCAGAGCAATAATGTAGATATCGACGAGCGGCTTTTGCCAATTCTTCAGTTCGTCAAGGATACAGGTCGCTCCCCAGAGGATTGGTTCCGATACCAAATGCTAAATCCGACCGAAATGGACGATTTATCAGCGGTAAGGATGCAAATCTCGACGGAGTACCCTGAGCTCTCCACACAGGAAATCAATGACCTCATTGAATCCAAATATAAAATCGGAGAGGATTTCTTTGACGAAAAGGAACAGAAATTGGGCCAACTTCAGCTCAAGATAGACGCAAATAAAGCTCGTCGAGAGATAGACGGACTACGGAGTGGATACCTAGCAAGAACTGAAACGGGGAACGCTGGTGAATATGAAGTAGAATCTATCGTAGACGACAACTGGCTTCAAGAGATGTCTTCTGAGGTCGACGCACTCGAAGGAATAGACTTTGAAATTTCCGCTGGGAAAACATTCACTTTCGGGCTCAACGATTCTTACAAGAATAACCTTAAGTCAAAAAACGCTCAACTAGACTCATTCTTCGACCAATATGTCGAGCAGAACGGGCAATGGAACCACGAGCTGTTCAGTATGCATAGAACGGTTGTAGACAACATCGACGAAATTGTCAAAGCTGTTTACAGTCAGGGCTTGTCAGACGGACAGCGTAAGATAGTCCAGAACGTGGCGAATATCGATTCGTCCCAACCCAATGTCGGACCTGGAGGTCAGCGGAATAGTCTATTAGAGCAAATCGAAAACATCATGGGTCAGAACGATTCCATGGTAAGATTCAAACTCTAAACCAAACTTTTTAAACCAAAAACAAAATGGCAAACGCATCAGGAATAGTTGCCTCTCAAGGCACATTAACCTCAGCGCCTAATGCACTTAGGCTCGCAACCCCAGACAAGTATATCTCTCTGGGTCAATATCTCAACGAAATCAACAAGCCTGACAATCGCACTCAGCTTGTTAAGACTTTCGGAAACCAAGGTATCACTGGCTTTCTTCAGCTGGTAGGTGCTGTTAAAACTGCTGGTACTGCTGACGAAGTTCAGTGGTGGGAAGAGCAGCGTCTCCACCCTCAGGCTAGCTTCACTGCTACAGCTTCCGCTACCGCATCTGCACTTATGCAAGTCAGTGTGACCCCAGCCACAACCTCTGGCACATCTGTACTTCGTATTAACGATGTTGTCCTTTGGGATAATGCAGCATCAACTCAGCGTGCTATCGTTGTTGCAACTGGAGCTAACAGCTACACCTTCCAGAGCTTAACTACTGGAACCTTAACGGCACCAGTTAGCGGAACCACTTACAACTTGCCTATCATCGGTAACTTGTACGGACAGGGCACCGACCAGCCAAGCCAATACTTGGAGTCGAATCTTGTTAAGCGCACCAACCCTTACATGATTATCAAAGAAATCTTCAAAGTAACTGGTTCTCAAGCCACAAACATTGGTTGGGTGGACGTAGGAGGCGGAGATTATCGTTGGTTCATCAAGGGCGAGGCTGATACCCGTCAGCGCTTCATGGACAAGCGTGAGATGATGATGTTGCTCGGTCAGAAGAACACCACTGCTGCAACTGGCGCATTTAGCTCTGGAACCATCAGCGGTTCTGAAGGTTATTTCTCGGCTATCGAAGACCGAGGCATTGTAACCAACGGATACTTGGACAACTTGACTGACCTAGATGTTATCTTGACCGTCCTTGACCGTAACGGTGCTGGTCCTGAGTACGCTGTCTACGTTGACCGTCTGCAAGACCTTGCATTCGATGACCTCGTAGCCAAGGGTGTTGGAGCCAGCTTAACAGCTGGTGTTGCCACTCAATTCGGTGCATTCAACAACAGCCCGAACATGGCTATCGAACTTGGATTCAAATCATTCGGACGTGGCGGTTATACCTTCCACAAGCATGACTGGAAACTGCTGAACGAGCCAACATTGCTCGGTACTTCAGTTACCACGACCGCTTCTGGTATCGGATTCGCTGGCGCCATGATTCCAATGAGCACTGTTGTAGACCCCAAGACTGGAAACCGTGAGTTCCCTCTGGAGATTAACTACAAGTCGACCAACGGCATCTCTCGTGAGATGAACCACTGGCTGACTGGTTCCTTCATGGGTGCCACCAACTCAACCTTGGACGTACTGCAGTTCAACTATTTGTCAGAGATTGCTCTGGTAACTCGTGCTGCAAACCGTCACGTTTTGATTAAGCGTTCTTAATTGACGTGATTACTCGCTGAAGACGGGGGCCCTTCGGGGCCCCCTGAATCAGCAAAAGACTTCTTAACCCCTAAATTCTATTCAATATGTCAGCAAAAACACAAGTACAAAGAGAGGTAGACGAGATTCTAGCTCCAGACGAAGCAAAGATTGCTTCAGTCCCCGTGTTCCGACCCAAGAGGCGTGAACCTGTCCAGCAGACTGGACGAAAACAAAAAATCTATCAACTTGTAGAAGGCGGAGGAATCTGGTTTAAATTAAGCCAATCCGATATTACTGTCTACGATAAAGAGAGGGATACAGTTCGTTCTATTCGCTATTGCCCCAATGAGCCATCGATTTATGTGGATGAGCAATCTGCTAATGGCCGACGTTCTCATATTGTCTTTACCGATAAGATGCTTGGTGTCCCAGCGAACCAGCCAAACCTTCAAGATTACCTTGATGTACATCCTGGAAACACAAAGAATGGAGGTAGTATCTTCTACGAGATTAACACCGAGAGAAAAACGGATACCTTGCTCCAAGACGAGTTCTTAGTGCATGACGCTATCACACTGGTTCGTGATAAATCCATCGACGAGCTGTTGCCCGTTATCATGTATTTGGGCATTAGCACAGAGCAGCGGAACCAAGAGATTCGCAGAGAGCTGCTTTTGGAGGCAAAAGCTAACCCAAAGGCTTTCATCGAGATGTTTGACAATCCGATTGTCAAGATGCGGGCCTCCATCAAGATGGCCGTTGATTGCGGGGTGCTTCGCATGAACCAAGACGGTACATTCTGGGCCGATTCCAACAGATTGATTATTGCCACCCCCATGGGGCAAGATGGCGTTGACATGATGACGAAGTTCTGCTTGAGCGAGAAGGGCACCATTGTCCATCAGGAAATCCTGAAAAGGCTCGAAAAGTTTCAGTAAGCTTAACTAGCTGACAGATAAGGGGTTCCGTTTGAGAACCCCTTTTTTGTTGGTATATTTGCATCTAAAGCCGAAAAAGCATGGCAAGCGTCTATACCGTATACAATGCACTGAAAAACCTTGCAAACAAGGACCAGAGGGGCTTTATCACCCCTGCTGTGTTCAACTCCTTTGCTGGGGTTGCTCAGTTGAACGTATACAACAGATTGTTTGAGAAGATGACCCTAACCTCCTCCGTTCGCTCAAGGCAGCTTGCTGGTGAGCGTGAGGTAACCCCTGTCAAGCAGATAAGGGAGGACTTGGCTAGATTCTACAAAGAGGTCACTATTTCTCAGACCTCGGCCTCTGACCAGACATTCCTCAAGCCATCGGATTTAGGCCGCATCATATCAGCTAAGACCTTTGGGACCTTTATCCTAGGCCAAACAACTAGCATCCCCATCGACCTCATTTACGACGAGGCGAAGATTGAGTATATCCTTCGCAGCACGCTATCTGTCCCCACGGAATCGAGGCCTGTTGCCCTTGTAAGCAATTTACTTGAGGTATACCCAACAAGCATCAAGAAGATTAAACTGAGGTACTACAAGCAGCCTGAGAGCGTTTTAGCAACCACTGGAGCACGGTATACGAATCCTCCAACCTTTGGTTACTTGGGCTCTACAGAGACTTACAACCCTTCTACATCCTACGACTTTGAGTTGCCTGACCACTATGTTTCAGAGCTCGTTTTAGAGATAGCTAAAATGATTGGTGTGAACCTCAGGGACTCCGATGTATACGCTTACGCTGCTGGTCAAACCCAAGCTAATCAATAATGGCAAGAAATCTTATCACGGTTGACCAGATAGTCAACGACTTCGTTTTGAGCATGGCTGGAGACGACTATTGCGCTGATGTAACGGACACCCTTGTTCGCAATTACGCACTGAGGGGCATCCGTGAGGTTGGGTTCGATATGTCAAAGGTCGTCAGGAGCCTCAAGCTTCCTGTTAATCAATCCTTAAGCACGGTTGACTTGCCAGACGATTTCGTTGATTTGGTTAAGATTGGCATTGTCGGAAGCGATGGATTGGTGTATGTTTTCGGGGAGAACAAGAATATCAATATGTCCCAAGCATACAAGCTGGATGCAGGTGGCAATCCGATTGAGGGCGATGATGGGCTCTACGAGCGTGTTGATGCCTACGGGACACCAAACGCTTACTCCAACCCTTTTGGTTATGAATCCTATCTGTTCCGCAACTTCTGGGATAATGATTCCTAC